CCATGAATAACCTAGGACCACGTGTACGATTTTTATCCATAGAAATACCCTCATCTTTTTGATTTCCAGAGAATAGAAAGCGTGGCCTTCGCCCTGCACACATTTCGGTGTAATACCGCATCGTTCTCTCCTCATACTCCTCATGCAATGTATAAGTCGTGTTTACACCGTCATAATCTGTGTACACCAAATTGCGCTTGGCACAATAATGGGGATAACCCGCAATCGTCGATAGCTTCATTTTATCAACATAGGCAACGCCAGGAACTCCATTTATGGCCGTATCCAAGTCATATACTTCAAATAGTGATCTCTCAGATTCAGGCAAAGTGGTCAAAATCTGCCTAATATAAGTCTGCACACAATCATTCAAAATGCCTGGATCCAATTCATTCGATGTGCGACCAATATTTCTTAAATGCAATACTTTTGATTTCCAATCAAAAGTCGGGGCAACTTTCATGCAAGAAAATCCTCGGGCTTCAAAAAATTCGCGGAAGGGGGTGGATCTAACAGAGCTAGTCATTGATTTTCTACCCACATTCGGCAATTTCCCAAGCCAAAATACTCCATAACCTGAAATCGCATAATCCTGATCTAGATTTTTGAATCTTTCGTGTAATGCACATTGACGAGACATGCTCTCAAATACAACTGGTTTATCGTTCTTATCCAAAATAGGGCCATCGGATTGCTCCACTCCAGCGAAACTTATTGTTTCTGCACTAATGTGCCCTATTTGCGTATCAAAACCAACAACAGAACTACATTTTGTCTGGAGAGCTCTGTGGGCCTTTAATAACCAAGTTCTACCCACAAATGCTGCTTGAACCAAATTCGGATCCTGTTTCCATCTTGCCTGATGTAATCCCAAAATACATATCCCATGTGGACCACAACCGATTACCAATCGGCCACAATCCCCACCCTCCGTAGGAATTCCAACTTTAGCCTCCAAAGACGTATTACCTGGGTGCATCCAACTATCAGCGGGATGAAGATTATCTAATTCTGTGGCACCCGAAACTTCAGTGCTAGCCAGTGCAAACTTGTACTGAGAAAATAAGGACCAATCATGATTTTCCTCAATAAAATATTCAATCTTGGATGTTCGACTATTCAAAGTATTGACATATATTAAAGCCAAATCTTTGCTAGTGTTTCGAATCACCGCATTTCTATCGAATATAGTTTTCCGTATTCTATTGCCTGTATATGGAAACATCAATTGAAAAGAACCACCCTCTCGCCACAACTTGTCTATACAATGATCATTTACTAAAATGCTGTGCCCACATATGGGATAACCATGAAAAGCATCTAATTCGCCAGTTGCATACTCAACTTCAAAAATAATGGTGTCCTTCAAAATAGATTCAAGTGCCTTAGGTTGTGATGCCCCACGAGAACAACTTGTGTTAGTACCAAATGTATCTGCTAATTCAGAATTCACCACCCACACGTTACGCGGAGGCTCACTACCACCTGGTCCAGGCACTGGATGAGGTTTACCCATTTGTGTTTCAAAAACTGGCTTAGCTGGTAAAATCCCACATTGGCGAGTGGCCAACAATACTCCTGCGATTGCAGCAGCCAATGCAACTAAAATCATATTTCTATAAGTAATATGACGGCGAATTGCTCGAGACACATATAACAACGTCAAACCACGTCGGACACGGCGGTAACCAATTATCATGTATCCAATACTGCGAGTCAACAACATATAAATTCCGTTCACACTAGAGCGCAAAATTGCACCAGGAGTCCAGGTATTTAAAATAGTCCTACAATTCACCTCAAACCATTGCCGCGTTGCCAACAAGTGTTGGTTCAATATCGCTTCAGAACGTGCACATATATCAGGGTAATTATCCGCTACTGCTCGATCGGCAGATGCCTGCAAAGTTTCGTTAAGATCCCGATTAATCTGATCAACACTGTCCGCAATCAACTGAACTATCAGTGCTCGAATCAACCTCCCAGCACAATACAATCCAATCAGACCAAGCAAAATTGGCAT